AAGTAGCACGCTGAGGCATATACCTGCTGCATACGCGTGATCTCAACACTGTAATCCTTAGCCGCGCCAGCTCCGTCGAAGAATGTGCAACCTATCATAGTCAGGCCGTAGCCCGTCGTCTTGCCAGAGCTGTAGGTCGTGTCGCCAGCCATGATGTCACGCGAACTGGCTGGGGTGCCATTCAGCTCAAAGTACGCGCCCAGGCAGGCGGTTGAGCGGCAGTTGTTCGTCAGCATGATTCCGCCGACGGTGTTGCCCTCGATTGAAGTCCCGATGATACCAAGGCCGTTGTGACCCTCAGATCGGATACCCCATTCGGTGTTGCCTTGGATCTCGCAACCCAGGAGTCGGCCAGCGTTCACACTGCTGTTTCCGTCAGCTGCAACGACGATGTCGATGCCGTAAGCTCCACAGCTGCTGATGACGCAGCCTGTCATCGTCCAGATCCAGGCGGCTTCCATCTGGAAGCCGGATCCAGTGGAGACGACATGGACTCCAGACATGTTCCAGCGGGCAACTCCCATACTGTTCTGTCCCTCCATGTGGATGGCCGGTCCAGCAGTGCCGATGCGTTGGATCTTCAGACGGTAGATGTCGCAGCCGAAGATGTGCGTCGTTTTGGTGATTGCGTCGTAATGAATCTTGCAGCCATCCAACTTGATGACCGACCCAGCGCCTTCACCCTCAAGGACCGTGTAGTTCGTTGAGATGCTGAGGTCCGAGGAGACGAGGTAGGTGCCGCTTGGGAAGAACAGGCGTCGACCAGCTGCTGCCGTCAGGGCGTTCTGGACGGCAGTCGTGTCGTCTGCCACACCATCACCCACAGCGCCGAAGTCCTTCACGGAGACGCGCTCCTGGTTGACCGTACTCTGAGAGCGCACCAACCCGCCCGTTGCGGGTTGCGTGTAGTCGACATTCGCCGCGTCAGCCGTACCGATACTTTGCGGAGCCGCCAACAGGCGGACCTGAACAAGCTCACCACCAGCGAGTCCCGAGGCGAGCCTGACGGTGTCGTTGGATGTGGTCGTCGTCTGGATCGTGTATGTGCTGGACTCTTGAACGACCCCATCGACCGTGACAATCACCGAACTGGTGCCTGGAATGTCCCGGCCCGTACAGACGAAGTCCGTCTGGGACGCGCTAGCCGTGAATTCATCATTCGTGGCTGTCAGCGTACCAGTCATTTGGTTGAATAGCTTGGCGACGCTGGGGACCGTTCCGGAGTCAACTGTGACATCGGTGGATGTGTCGCCATTGACGATTAGGTCTAGCTTATTATCCAGGTTGTCAACAAAGTTGTTGAGTGCGTCCTGGAGTTCAGAGGAGCTGTATGCCATTAAGTATAGCGCGGATCGACCGCATCGTAGTAGTGGTTGTTGATGTAGTCGTCAGCCTGGGCGAACAGCGTGTTCAGGACGAAGTCCTCGCCGTACTCGTTCAGTAAAAACACAGTACCACCGCCGACAGAACCCAGGTCGCGGACCTCGCACTTCGCTGTGACCTTCCATTGGCGATGCCCAGCGTCTCGTGCGCTGAACGGCTCCAGGAACCGCACCCGTTTGGTGCTGTACTCCGATCCAGTGTAGATGGACACCTGGAACCACAGTGCACCGTTCTGGAGGTCGTCCAGGTAGAATGCCCGGAAGTAGTCGAACTCCAGATCGCGAAAGTCCCAAATGAGCTGCACCAGTGAGGTGCTGTCGGTGAACCGGCGACGAACGCGCTTCGGTCCGACCTCCATCGAGGTGCGGACGCTGTCGTCCTGGTGCTGTAGGCTATAGCTTCCCCGCTCAGGCTCGAAAGGCAAGATGTTAGAGGGCCACTGTGGGATTACGCCGTCCATGCGGGTATTATACCACAAAAGCGGATGGCGTGTGGCTATTTCTTGGGGAACGGCCAGGACTTGACGCGCTCAGCCCCGAACCGTTGGAGGCCCCAGTCAATCAACTCTTGGCCCCACTTCGCGCCTTTAGAGAGATTGCATGGTCCGCAGGCCGGAGCCAGATTACCCGGCCAGTTGCTGCCGCCCTTGCTCAGTGGCTTGATGTGGTCCATGTGCAGATCGTCGCTTTGGGCCGCGCAGTAGATGCACTTGTGCCCGTGGGCGGAGAAGCGGTTCTGTACATCCTGAGAGGTGGCTGACCCGGTGGCACCGCGTTCCTGGGCACGCCGGTTTCGGTGCATCTCCCGACGCTTATCCGGGTTATCCTTTGACCACTGCCTGTTCTGCGCGAGTACCCGTTCGGGGTCACATCGGTACCGCTCCCTGCGAGCTTCTAGTATCTCATCCCTGTTGGCAGCGTAGTGTTCCATAACCTTCCGGGCAATCTCTTCCCGCCTGGGTTCCCTGTACGCTTTATGCTTGTCCAGAATCTCAGCCTTGTTGGCCTCATAGCGCACCTGCTGCTGCTTCAGTATCCGGACCTTATTGGCCTCATAATACGCCTTACTGCAAGCCTTACACTTGCTTTGCAGCCCGTCCCGGCTTCGCTTGTCCTTGGAGAACTCCGAAGCCGGTAGATTTCTGCTACACTTCGGGCAGAACTTTGTTATAATACCTTCAGTCATTTAAACTACCTCATCTAGTTTGAGTGATTAGAGAGTCCGTGGGGTTGCTGCCCCTCGGACTCTTGTATTATATCAGAAAACTACCGCTTGTGGGCAGGTTTCCTGCTATCCCAGCTGGATGCCCGAAGCCCCATTCAGGCCATAACGACCCTCAAGGGCAGCGTTCAGGCCCGTTCCGCCACGGGAGATGTCTGCACTGATGGCCCCTTTGATCTGATCGATGATAACGCGCGTATCACCGTTCTGTCCCTTCTCCACACGGGCCTCGGTGCCCGGTGCGTTATTTTGAACTAATACATTCACGGTCGTTCCGCCGCCGATTGACTGCTCAGGGCGCGTCACGGTGACCTGCTCGTTCGGGGAGGCCCGGAAAGCCACAAGCTGGGAGTCCGTACCGCCGATGCCTCCGACCTTCATCCCACCCCCGTTAGCGAACCCAGGGAAGCGGCTGGTCGGTTGGCCCACAAGGAACGATCCACCGTTTTGGAGCGTCGAAATCGGGTTACCGTGGGCATCCACATTGCCGAAGTCCAGCTGAGGAGGATCCCCAGCGGGAGCGTTGAAGGCATTCTTGAGGGCGTTGATGAGAGGTAGCAGGATCATCAGGCGCACAGTCATCCGTAGCAGATCTTCCATGACCGCTGTGACGAACGACTTGAAGTTGCCCTTGCCGCGAACCACAAAGTCCGCAATCGCGTTCTCCGTGTTGCTGAGAGCCGTCTGGGCGAAGCCTTCCCACAAAGCCGTGGAAAGGTCTTCCGTATCCTCCTCGGCATCTTTGATCTTAGAGGCCAAGTATTCTAGAGCCTGAGCCTGCGTGATGATACTGTCATTCACCAACTCCATCAACCGGGCATGGCTGAGTTGCTTCGGCTCAATCGCGCTTAGGACCTCTCGCTGATCTCGCAGGGCGGCGTTGTAGTAGACGATTCCTCCCGCTATTCGATCGATTTCCGTGATTTGATCCGGGGAGATAGGGCCGTCCATGTCAGACACAAGGTCCAACATTGTACTGTACTTGTCCCACTCTTCAGTCGTGCCACGCACCTCAAAACGCAGGCGTTCTAGGCGCTGCTCACCCTTCTGTACGGCTGCGTCAAACTTGTCGGTCGCCTCAGCCTGGGCATTAATGATGTTCTTGATCATGCCACGAAGCTGTTCGTATACATTAATCAGGAGCTTGCCCGCTGCTGCCTTAGCTTCATGGGCATCCTTCAGGCGCATGGACTGCTCCCACGCCTCCGCATATCTGCGAATCAATCCCTTAACAGTCTCGCTTTCCATGTTCTGGACCCCTACGGACTTCTCAACAGCCCGCACAAAGTCATACATGGCGTTTGCCCGGTCCTTTTCTCGTTGGCTTCCGTACTGAGTCTCGATGCGGTTTCGCATCTCCAGCACCGCGACCTGCTCCTCCAGCTTACCTGTCAGCTCGTCAACCATCTTGTTCCCCGTATCATAACCACGAGACAAGATCGCAAGGCGCGTCTTCTCCAGTTTGAGCTGCTCCTTCAGGCCGTCAATTAGATCCACACGAGCTTTCCGCGCCCAATATCCCTCGTTATTCCCTTCCTTAAGGAGCTTCTGCTCTACCTTAAGTTGTCCCTCAAGTTGGGCGACAATATTGATGACGGTCTTACCGTACTTCTCGTATTCAGCAATCGACTTCTCCGCGCCCACGAGACCAGTAGACTGGATGGTCTCGTCAAGTTCCTTGAACTTCGTGTTCAGGTCCTCAGTGCTGTCGGCGGTCTGCCCGAAGATGGCATTAACTGCCGTCCAGGCCAGACTGATTCCAGTGGCGATCAGCGCAAACTTCCCGAACAGGCCGAGCTTCAGCACTCGCTGCATCAGGGTGAGCTTCGCCGTGGTGCGCGTAACGGTCTCGCCCAGCAGGCCGACGCTCAGTGTGGTGGCGCGTGCGGCCTTATTTAGCACGATCAAACGCCAGTACGATAGGTACACGCCTGTCGCAAACCGCCCTGCAAATAGGACGGCCAGGATCATTAACGCCTTAAACAGGATTGGGATCGCGACACTCAGCGTCTGAACTGACCCGATCAGAATATTCATGCCCCCAAAGTCGCTGAAGGACTGACCCACATCACGCGTGAAGACCGTCTTCAGGTTCTCCAGGCTCTGGCTCAGGGTGATGATCTGCGTGCCGAATTGAGTCTGGAGAGCTTCCGCTGCGGCTTCAAACGCGTTGACGATCACGCCAGTCGTGATGAGTCCCTCTTCGCCCATCTTGCGAAGTTCGCCACGAGTGACCTGCAAGCGGCGGGCGATGACATCGGCGACAGCAGGTAGCTGCTCAAGCACCGAGCGAAGTTCGTCACCACGCAAGGCTCCGGAGGCAAGACCCTGCGATAGCTGGATCAGACCGTTCTCGGCTTCCTTCGCCGTCGCACCCGAGATAATGATCGCTTGGTTGATCGAGCGCGTCAGCCTTACCACCCGCTCCTGCTCAATCCCGAGGTTCCTCGTGGCGAGCGAGATACGAGTGAACATTTCGACGGTTCCACGGAGGCTGCTACGCGTCGAGAGCGCCACATCACTTAAGCGATGGAACATCCTCTGAGCAGCTTCACCATCCTCGGTAACCACGCGCAGTCGGTTTTGTAGCTGACCAAACTGGTCAAGCGCCCCGAAGAGCTTCGGGAGTAGCGTCAGACCACCAAACGCTGCGCCAGCCGCAATCAGGTGGCTACGGAGAAGACGGGTACTCTTGCCTGCCTTCTCCGTACTTTTAGCCACGCCATCCATCGCCTTAGAGCCTGTGGCTCCAGTGCGTTCGGCCTGCTTCTGGGTCTCACGAAGATCTCGACGCAGCCGTCGCTGCTGCTGCCCACTGTTCCCACTGGACACCAGGACTCGGATACCAAAGTCTACTTGTGACATTATTTCTCTGCGTTCTTTTTCTGGCGATCGACTTCCTTATTGGTCCATTCCAGGTAAGCATTGTCCATATCCCGAATGACTCGGAAGAGGATGTCCCGTGCCGCTCCGGTGTATTCCCAATGCTCTGCGTATTGAGCAATGGCAAGCCACGGAATCGGACCTGGACCCTGGTTGAAGGACCGACAAGTAGTCAGGTCGTAGAAGTGTTCAAAAAAGATCTCCGCCCCAGGAGGGATTTCTGGCGCGTCTAGATACCACTCAGGAAGCTCTCGCCCCTTGGTGATAGCTGCGTCTACCGAGAAGCCATCCCTCGATAGACGCATTTCATAGGTCAGCCGATCCGCTAGGACTTTCCCAAGTCTTCTGCGTCTACCACTTCCAGGAAGCTGTCCGGGTCGCGGCAGAAGTCGGCCAGTTCATCAAACATCTCGTCCGGAAGCATCATCAGGAACTGGTGGCCATGGTCCGCACTGAACGGGACCTCGTCACCAGCTGCGTCGAGGACATTCTCCCAACCTACGACGATATGCTTCGCATACTGTCGGCGGATCGCAGAACGCATTTCCTCTAGCCCACTTGCAGTAAGCTGGCCCTTGCGGCCCATCTTGCGTTGCATCTGAGCGTGCAGCTTCGCCTGATCGTTCAGGAAAGGCTTGTTGACGGAGAGAGCTGGGAGGACACGCAGAACAATCGGCGTGTCCATCCCGGTGATGTCCAGCTCATACTCCATGGCCTGATCGGCCTTCGGGTTGAGATGAGCTAGGTTGCTGAAGTCAATCATGATTCTTGTGGGGTTGTGGGTGACCCAGCTATGCCGGGTCACCCTTGGTTAGTATTACGGGAGGTAGGGGAAGAGGCTGACACCGAGGCTGGTGCCGAGTTCTTCATCCTCGTGAGCCATCGCCGTCGTGCTGAGGGTGATGGACTCGTTGACCGGGAAGCTGCGCTCGCCGCCACCCATGGTCATAGCGGGGATGTCCAGCATGAACCCGCCGTCACCGTTGGTGATGCAGAAGTCCATGGTGACCTCGCGGTTGTCGCGAATGGCTACGGACACCTCGCGGTCAGTGAAGAGCATCTCGCCCTCGATCATGACCTCAAAGTTGCCATAGTTCATGTACCTGGCACCCAGGGTACCCAGAACTTTCTCCGGCGACACATTGTTACGCAGGGTAACGCTGATGTCTTTGAAGTCCGTGGTCAGACCAGTTTCGTCGACCTCGGTGATCCGAAGACGCACGATGTCAGCCGAGGTGTTGAACATCTCGGTCTTGTTCGGGTCCTTGGCCGAATCGGCGTTCAGCTTCCGAGGCGTACCAGCCGGCTGAGTATCAGTTCCGATGAACCCGAAGGTCATCGAAGCCTTGTCCGCGACCGGGAGGTTGAAGCCCAGCTCGTTAGCGAGGTTACCCACGGCATACTCGTGCTCATCAGTACCCAGGGAGGCAAGGTCCTTGTAGGTCGCCTCAAACTGGTACGACTGCACCAGGAAGTCGGCGTCGTCGGTCGGGACATTGCGGACGAATCCACCGAAGTAGATGTCCACTGCGCCAGCCGGAGCCTCGGTCACGAAGGTGGTGGACTTCTTATCTAGGGTCAGCTCGTTCAACGCAATCGCGGTGATGCGAGCGTACTCGTTGTTCTCGGAGTTGCTGAAGCCGCTGAGTTTGATAAACTGCCCGACGGTTAGGCCCAGGGTGGTGAAGTCCAGCGTGATGCTGGTCAGGTTGCCACTTGCGTCGATTTCAAGGTCCGAGGCAGTGCCGCGAACACCTGCAATCTCAACCGAAACATTACCCGTCGGCGTCTCCACCGTGAGTCCAGATACCTTGATCTCCGAGGTGGTTGAGGCCGCATCCACAACCTTCAGCCCATTGTTTGCTGCGGTATCAAAACCACGAGCGAAGACCAAGGTGTTCTGGGTGAGGTCACCGTTTGAGCTGGTGATACTGTAGCCAGTGCTGACGACTTCGTCACAGACGAGTACGGTGGCGGTGCTGGTTGCGAAGCAGAAGCCCTCGATGAAATTCTCAAAGTGTGAGAGCGTGAGGTCGGCGTCGAGACCCACAGTCGAGTCCAAGTCAGTCGTCGAGCCTTTGCGGAGCTGTCGGTTCTTGGAGATTGGGTCTCGGGAGACCGTTGTGATGCTTGCGCCATACGAGGAGATGCTGTTCGGCTCCAGATTGAACCACTCAGGGCTACCAGGAAGGACTCCGAGGCTATCCTCCTTGGCGAACGCCCAGTTGGCGTTATTAGTTAGGGAACGGGCCATTTACTTTTGGATGTAGTAGGTGAAGGGAGCCTCGACGGTCACCTGGAACCACTTGCCTGTGGGTCCGATTTCGTTCGTAAGAACTCCACGGAAGTGGACGCCACCGATGGTGACACCCTCAAGGATTGTGCGAACCCGTTCAGCGTATACATCGCTTTCTCCGAGTCCAGAGTTCAGGGGTGTGAACACCTGAACAAATACAGCGCCCTCTCGGGCGAAGCTACGGCTACCACTGTTCCCCAAGGTATCTTGGGAAGAGAAGGTATTCCGCATGAAGAAGCGCACCCAGGAGTCCAGCTCCTCGTCGTGTGCCTCGTTTTCAAAGAATAGTGGCGTTAGATCATCCCATCCGTCGTAGAACGCTTGGTATAGCGATTCGCGGAAGGTTCCGATGGTACCCGTTGTGCCCTGCGGAACGCCTGATAGAAGCGCTCCGTTCGGGCCGACCAGTAGGGTCCCATTCGGCCCCACAAAGTTCGCCAGTACCACCACTACTTCACCCTCCGCATAACACCCTTGAACGACCGACGGACCTTGGCAATGGTCTTGTAGACAGCAGTCTGGATGAAGAACGGACGAGCCTTGGGCGACGACCCGGCGTTAAGTCCGGGTTCTCCGTCTGCTCCCACCATGCCGATGTAATTTACATTGTTTGAAATGTAGAGTTCTCGGTGCTTGGTGTGGTCATACGCCGCGATGGCCTGCGTGCTTTCGGCCCTGCCCAAGGTCGCGGCGGCTGCTGCGGCCTGTTCGTTTTTGGCACCAAGAACACCACTGGCTGGGTTGTTGAGGCTGACCCGCCAGTTCGCTCGTGCAAACCCAGTATCTACTGGGG